TTCCTACACTATTGGGAGCTTTAAGTGCTATGAAGTGTGCACCGTTATTGGTACCTTCGTTTAATTTAATAGTACCACCAGTTGTGGCATTATTACCTATTAATAATTCGTCTATTCTCTTACTAGAGTCTACAATTACAGCAGATGAAGCTGTTAGTGTACCATGTGCGTGATCTAATAAAAGTTTATAATATTGACCACCAATTTCTATTGCGGCGTTTGATGTTGATGTATGATCTCCAATGAATAATCGTAATCCATTACCACCAGCGCCTGTACTGGCTGCTGATGTATCATAAACGTAAGCAAGTTCCCCTTGCTCTAGTCCTGAGGGTGCCGATGACCCTGTGGATCGTTTAATCTTTATAATTGTTGCCATTTAATTCTCCCCTATTAAAATGTGCCACCGTTTAATATTAAATTTCCACTTTCAGTTTTTATTTCAGTTCTCGTTACAAATTTTTTACTGGTATCATCATATTGAATCATTGCACCATCATCTAGCGTTGACGCATTTACGTCACTCAATCCAACAAACTTGTTTACGTTACTTTGAATTTGAGCGACAGATGGTGATGTGACCGAAACGTTTTGCGGTCCCGTTGAATTACTATTAATCGTAGCTGTGGTATTAGTACCTGTACTATATGTAGCAGTAATATCGTTTGACATTTTTACCTTTTAAATCTTGTTTAATTACAATATTTATAATAATAAGGTACTAAATCAAAGACAATTATGTAATTTCAACTATTTTTTGTCAGCAGTTGCGTCAGAATTAGTTTCAGGTTTCTTAATCTCTATACCTAATTCCTTTGCGATAGCGTTATCATAGTGAGCTTGTAGAATTGCAATCTTTTCTAACTCTAAAGAAAGTTTAATTTTAGTTGCTTGCAAGTCTTGTCTTACTATAATAGAATTGTAAGTTTTAGTTGACAATTCACTTTTCTTATAGTCTTTACCCTCTATAGTAAAAGTTGGTTCTGTCGCAGGTGCTGTTGTTGAGTTGATTGTTTCACTACTCATGTTATATTTCTCCTTGTTATTATACGTTTGGTCTAACCGTCATTAGACCCTCAATTACTCTTGTTACCGTTCCTGAAGAATCTGTTATGTCTAAATCAAATACATATCTTGCAGGAGCTTCTAAAGCTGCTGTTTGCGTTGCAGTTAGTGACATGGTGACACCACCAGTCGTTCTATCTGAATTAAATGCTATAGTTAAATCTGTACGTGTTCTCGTACTTGCATAACCCAAAGCCATCTTTGCAGTTGCCGTATAACCAGTTAAATCTAACGCACTTCCTGTGCTATCTTTAACCGTTACGGTTGAACTGAAAGTTGCTCCTTGATCTATCGTAAAATTTGCTACAGCTGCCATACTACTATTTATACAACTATTTTGACTTTGTATTAAATACTTTTATTCTTTCTTTAAAGGGTAATCTCTCAATTTTTAAACCTTCTCCGTTTCCCCAACCAAATTTTGCATTATTATAGACATTATCAAAATATATTTCTGTACTTTGTTGATAGTATTCTATTTCTTCTTTTATGTTATTTGTGAAATAATCTACTATTGTGTTAAATTTACCTGCATCCCAATCATACCCTCCTAATTCAAATTCACCAGAAGGTCTACAATTAAATTCTTGGAAACGTAATTTGCCAGTCTTTCTTTCTTTAGAAAATTCTGAAATACCAATCCTGTTTCTAACACTTATATGATCTTTTAATTTTGTAAAAAACTTTTCTATTATATCAATATCTTCTTTTTGAAAATAGTTAGTTGGATATGGATACTTATACAGATATGCAATATTATTACCTACAATATTATCATCTCCAAATACACCTAAAAAATGATTATATATATGATAATCGCCATTATTGTCAATTATAAAGTGTTGGTTAATTGTACAATCATAATCAATATATCTTTGTATAAAATCATTTGGTTGTACTACATGTCTTTTTTTTCTTCTAACAATTTTATAACCAGTACCGCCACCTGAATTACCTAAATCTGTTTTTACTATAATTTTATCATTGGGACCTCCTTCATCTAAAGTAGGTATACCCATCAATTTAGCTACTCGGTCTTGTTCTTTTTTAGATATAAAAAATTTGTAAGCCCTTTCATCAAATTGTGTTTTAGGTTTCCAATATTTCATAAGCTCATATTCTAATTTAACTGATGGTTCCTCATCTCTAAAATTTATAATATATTCAGGAACAAAATCTATATTGTTTATATAATATTGTGGATCATATAATTGTTTTTCTGGAAGATATGTAGTGTATGGTTTTAATTTTTCACTTATATTAAAATGATTATTATTAGCATTTTCAAACATCTTAAAATTAATGCCGTGCATTAAACAAAACTCTACTATAGTTTCATTTTTTTTACGAGCATTTAATATAAGAACATTTTTAGGTAAAAGTTTTTTATCAAAATACTCATTTGTTGCAAATTTCATAGAGTTATTTAGTCAATAAATAGTGGTGACTAATTGACGGATATGTCAAAATATGATATAATATAGTATGAAAAATGTAAATATAGTATGTACAGCTAAGCCTGGTGATGGCCTTCTACATTATAGTTATGAACATTGTTGTTTTCTAAATGATTTAGGTGTAAAAGCAAAACTGATAATCATAAGAGACCATAGATTTTCTGAACGATCTTATATCAATGCTCTGAATGAATGTTATGTTAAATATGAAAATGTAGTATTTGATTTTTACACACCTACGTCAAATGATCTTACATTGATTATGGGTAGAAGTATGTTGACCTTGGCATACTTAAATAAACATACTTACAATAATGATCAACTTCTAACTTTACATTTATTGTTTAGTGGCAATCTTATATCTGTATATTCTGAAAATCATATAAAAGAATATCCGATTGCATTAGGTTATTTTAAACCTAAAAAAGTTTATGACTTATGCGACCATGATGTATATGTTAATGGTGTAGGAGAACAATTTGAAAAGATAATAAACTTTAGTATTTACAAACCTATAAAAGAAGATATACAATTTAAGTATTTGTTTTTAGGCACAAATAAAACATATTATAGAGAAGTAGAAAAACACATACACAATTATCCTGATCACGGTATTATAACATACAACGACAAATTTATAAACCCTAAACTAAACAATCTAATGGTACCGATTACAAATATATTAGGTAAGTTTGAAACATATGTCTATACAAAACCTAACTTTGATCCTGCACCTAGACTATTCATGGAGTTTAGATGGCTCAAAAAAGAGGTCATTTATTTAAGGGATAAATATAAGCATGATGGTGGAAAAGTATATTGGAACAGACCAATTGTCTGCCTAACTCAAAGTAAAGATAAGGTAAAAAATTTATTGAAATTGATATGAGCAAAGAAACACAAAAAGATTTAGAGATAACTAAAGATATACAATATTTTTTTAATAGAAGATCATTAAATATTGACATTGGTTTTAGGTGCCCACTTGAATGTCCTAGATGTCAAAGACAAAGAGCATGGCGTAACAATGGTCTTAAAGTGCCAGGACGTGATCTTACTTTTGAAGAAATAGATAAAATATCTGACTTCTATAACGACTTTCATTTTTGTGGTCAGTTATCTGATCCTGTTCATCACCCTAAATTTCCACAGATATTAGAAATGTTACGTAAGAAAAATGTAAGATGTGAAATACATAACGCAGCCTCAGCTAAATCTAAAGCATATTATATAAAATGTTTCAAAGCAAATCCAGACGCTCATTGGGTATTTGGTATAGATGGTCTGCCTGAAGAAAGTAATATGTATCGTATAAACCAAGACGGTGAAAAATTATTTAATATAATGATAGAGAGTAAAAAATATTTAAAACATAAACCAATCTGGCAATACATTGTGTTTAGTTATAATGAAAATCATATAGAACAAGCAAAAAAACTAGCAAAAGAAAATGATATATCATTTATGACAACACAATCTTCACGTTGGGAGGGTGACAATGATCCATATAGACCAAAGAACAAAGAGGTATCACTTAATGCCATCTGATAAAAAAATATTAGAACCTAGATGTATGCCAAAACATGGTTCAATAGATTTTCGCATGTCGCCTGCTGTGACAAATAGAGGAGAACTAATACCTTGTTGTTGGTGTGATCAGCCAAGAGCGTCAAAAGATCCTATTATGAAACAGATGTTAAAAGTTAGTAAAATAAGTGACCATAATAGTATTGAAGATATATTAACAACAAAAGAATGGCAAGAGTTTGCAAAAAATTTAGCAGAGAAAAATTTAGATAAAGTCCTACGTGTCTGTATTATTCATTGTCAAAAAAGATCAGGTAGAGATAGACAAAAAATAGAAGAAATAGAATGAAGAAAATATTATTAGTTGCTGGTTGTAGTTATTCAAACGAAAAATTTAGCTCAGTACATCATCCTGATTTAGATGTTAGTTGGCCTAAATGGCCACAATTACTTGCTAAAAAGTTAGATATGCAACTTGTAAATTTAAGTGAGTCGGGTGCAGGACAAGAATATATCTATAGTAATATAATTGATAAATTACAAACTATTGATCACTCTAAAATAGGTTTAGTTATCGCAGCTTGGAGTACAGCGCCTAGACGTGACTATCAGAAAGAAAGTTTATATTTAAAAAATAAAAAATGGACATATGGTAAAAATGATATGGTTCAAAAGATTAAATGGACAAATGACATGTATGATTCAAAAGGTTGTATGTATTACTGGATAGATAAATCATTAAGATATTATTATAGTCTTCAGATGGTTTGTGAAAATTTAAAATTACCTTATAAACAATTTCAAATGGTAGATTTATTTAAAGGTTATCTATGGCAAGAACTTATCAGTAGAAGAACAAATGATGTTGCAGATAATAAACAAGTACCTATAATAAACAATATTGCTGATCTTACGGTAGAAGAAAAACATTGGAAAGAAACACAAGAAAAGAAATACTTGGCACAAATACATAATAGTCCTTACTATGAGATTATTAATAGTAACTTCATAGGGTGGCCTACAGATCCAAGATTAAATGGTTATAGTATAGGTGAGAAAGTATTAGATAATACTACCGATAGAATATCAAAAATTGATTTACACCCTAATAAACAAGGACAGGAAAAATTAGCGAGGTTTATATATGACAGGTTGGGATAGAGATTTTAAAGAAAACAAAATACACTATATGCACCTTTTTGAAAAGTCAATGCAAAAAGAACAAGAAGCAAACGTTGAGTTTTTAGAAAATAAACTTAAACTATACACAGGTAGAAAATATGTTGTTGCGTGTAGTAACGGCACAGACGCATTACATTTTGCTTTAAGAAGTTTGGGTATAAGAAAAGGTGACGAGGTATTAGTACCACAATTTTCATGGATATCTTCAGCGTCTTGTGTATCTATGGTCGGTGCAACACCTGTATTTTGTGAGATTGATATATTGTCTTATCATATGACGTTAGATAGTATTAAACGTATGTATTCAGATAAAGTCAGAGCGATTGTCTATCCACATCTATTTGGTAACATGTCTGAAACAAAAGAGATATTAGAATTTTGTAAAGAAAAAAATATTGCATTTATAGAAGACGCAGCTCAATCATTAGGTGCAAGTCTAAATGGCGTCAAAGCAGGATCAATAGGTGACATATCAACATTAAGTTTCAATGCAAACAAAGTTGTTGCTGGGATTGCAGGTGGTGGCGCTATCTGTACAGATGATGAAGAAAAAGCAAAGATGTTTAAGAAGTTACGAAAACATGGTGAAGGTGAGATGTTAGGTTATAACTCTAAAATGTTATTAATGAATGCCGAGTTTATTAATTTTAGATTAAGTAAGATGAAAGAATGGCAACAGAAAAGGCAAGAAATTGCTAAAATGTATGATGAACAATTACAAGAATATGTTACAATACAACCTACAACAAATGGTTTAGACCATAACTATCACAAGTATGTTATCAGATTACAAAATAAAAGAGTTAGAGATCATATGAAAAAAGTATTAGACGCAAAAGTACATTATGATATGCCTTTATCTGAAAAAGAAATGTATAGAGAAATAGAACATAGAGCAGATGATATGTTTATAAGCAAAATAGTTTGTGATACTATATTGTCTTTACCTATACACCCATGGATGACTAAACAAGAAGTTAATAAAATTATCAATACAATTATTCTTACATTAGAACATAAGAAAGATCAATTTGTAGAAGATATGAAAAAAATATTAGGTGATGATTTATTTGATGAAAGTTTATTAAAAGAAACAACAGAACCTATCTATGATTATATTGTAGAGAAAATATATCAAACACCAGGTTACATAGAAGAAGAACCATTTAAAAACAAAAGAAAGTTAAAGATAGCCTTTAATAAATTTTATGCCCAATAGATATAGAGATATAAAAAATATCAAAATGAAACCTATGTGTTTTGAATCCCAGGCATTAGGTGTAACAAATAAAGGTGTGTTAATACCTTGTTGTTATTGTGATCAAAATAAAACTCTTAATGATCCTGATTTTAAAAAATTAACTGATGTTAGTAACATAGCAGATTATGATAAGATAGAAGATATATTTAAAAACAAAGAGTGGAAAGAGTTTTACGATCTTTTAAAAAATGATAGAGCACCATGTCATGCATGTTATATAACTTGTGGTGTAAAAGAAGATGGTACACCTATTAAGCAAGTAAGAGAAGATACTCATTTTAACGAAGACGGTACTGAAAAAGGTAAAAGGATAGTATAATGACAAAAGTAAACGGTGCTGGTAACGCAGTAGAATATGGTGAAATTACATACGAAAAGTTTTGTAACAAAAGATCATTAAATTTAGATGGTAATCATAGATGTTCTTTATTATGTCCTAATTGTCCTAGACAAACAAAATATACAGACTTTGGTATGAAAGTTCCAGGTATAGATATATCTGAAGAAAATTTTGACAAGTGTGTAAAGTTTTTTGGTCATATAAATTTTGAAGGACAATATTCAGATCCTGTACATCATCCTAAATTTTTAGATATGTTAAAAAAATGTTATGACAATAATGTCTTTGCAACTATTCAACATGCTAGTGCAGCTAAACCTTTTAATTGGTACGTAAAAGCGTTTAAGATAAATCCTAATGCCAAGTGGCGTTTTTCTATAGATGGTCTTCCTAAAGATAGTCATAAATATCGTATTAACCAAGATGGTGAAAAGTTATTTAGAGTTATGAAAAAGTGTGTTAGTATAACGAAAAGCAAACCATTATGGCAGTACATTGTATTTAAATATAATGAAAATGATATAGAAACATGTAAGCAAATGGCTAGAGATATAGGTGTTGATTTCTACGTAGTAAAATCTAGTAGATGGAATGGTAAAGATGATCCTTTAATGCCTAGTGAAAAGTGGAGATTATAATTGAAAACGTTACAAGAAATACAAGAAAATTATTTAGCTATAGACTTCTTTATGTCAATGTCATGTAATAAAGATTGTCATTATTGTACAAGTTATACTTTAGAGATGAGAAACTTGACGGTTGATATGGATTTCTTAAAACAAACATTACACTATTTGAGAAATTACAAGATACGTGTTTGTTTGTTAGGTGGCGAACCTGGTCTAATTAAAAATTTAGATGATGTTATTGCTGAAGTTAAAAAGAATCCTAATCATGTGTGTTCGGTACTATCAAACTCTTTTGTACGTAAAAGATATCCACATATACTAAAAGATCCTGATATACTTTATGTTGAACATAACATATTAGATTTTTATGAAGATGGTATTAAGAAACTTGGTAGTTTAGATTTACTGCCACCTTATGGTTTCATAAAAGAAAACGAATATAATAATTACAATCTATGTGTAAAAACACCTAACTTTTTTAAATACAAACATTTGTTTCCTGAAGAAATGAAACAATTAAATCACAAGAATACAATGTGGAAATCATTTAATGGTAGAACACCTAACAAAGATGACGTATTAGAAGTACATACTCAAGCAGCTGAAATAGATCGTAAGATGTGTGCAGCCTTTCCTATGGTACCTGTTATTGATTTTGAGAAAAGGCATATAGTACATTGTAGTAAAAAGTTTGCTAATAATCCTATTGTTTCAAAGAACTTTGAGATCACACAAGAAAACATAGACAAGATGATGAATTTTAGATTATTTAAATATGAGAACTATTGTAAAACATGTATGGAATGGGTTGAACCTAAAGGTCACTTTCCTATGAGAAAATATGCGAGGTTACTAAATGCATAAAATATTTGCAGTTGCATTAAATCTACATGACCACAATACATATGATGGTGTCTTTCATAATCAAAGAGAAAGATTTACTAGATTTAAACACAATCTACCCTATCATGCTGAGGCATATGATCACCAATCAGATATATTAAACCCTGGCGACTATAGATTAAATGATGAGTTTGTAAAAGAGTATTGGAAAAAAACAGATGATATATTAGCATTTACATATACGTATGGTGGAGTTAGAATGTGTAGAGATATGTTACCACAAGATGTATTTGATTATGAACCAAAGAAACTATGGGATCATTATTACAAAGATGGCATTTATTTTATAGATCATCATCAATCACACGCCGCATATGCTTTTCTTAATTCAGGTTACGAGAAATCTGATATACTTGCAATTGATGGTATAGGTTCAAAATATAGATGTGTCTTCTTTGATAAAGATGAAAATTTAATTGATCTATCGGACAAGTTACCTATCGGTTGGTTATGGAATCATATGTCTAACTTAACAGGTTTTGGCACACTAGGTGCTAGTAAGTTAATGGGTAAAGTTGGGTATGGTAAATATAGTGAATACTATTACAATATATTTGAAACTATACTTAATGGTCCTATTACTGAAAAGAAACAAAAACATTTTCAACATATTAAGTTAGACAACATAGATGATCTAGCACATACACTACAAAAATTTACAATAGATAAAATAAAAGAATATGTATATCCATTAAAGACTTGTGATAACTTATGTATTGCAGGTGGTGTTGCTTACAATGGTTATATGAATGAAGAATTTACAAAACATTATGAGAATGTATTTGTACCACCTGCTGTAGGTGATGAAGGTCAAGCAGTAGGTACATATATGCATGCCGATTGTGTCATCAATAACAATATACATAAATCAGAAACATTTGCTGGTATAGAATACGATACTTTAGAAGACGTGTGGCCTTACAAATACGAAAAGGCTGACTATAAAAAAATTGCACAAGAAATTGCTGATGGTAAGATAGTCGGGTGGTTTCAAGGCAAATCAGAAAGTGGTAATCGTGCTTTAGGTAATAGATCAATACTTGCAGACCCACGTAATCCTGATATAAAAGATATTATCAATCATACAATAAAGATGAGAGAAGACTTTAGACCATTTGCACCTGCTGTATTAGAAGAACATTACAAAGAATATTTTGATACAAGATTACCTAGTCCTTATATGAGTAGAATATGTAAAGTTAAATCAGACAAAGTGCCAGGTATAACTCACGTTGATAATACAGCAAGAATACAAACCGTTAATAAAGAATTTAACGAAAAGTTTTACAATATCATCAATGAATTTTACAAGATAACAGGTATACCAATGTTATTGAATACTAGTTTTAATTGTAGAGAACCTATAGTAGAGAGTCCTAAACATGCGATAAATACCTTTAAGAGAACAGAATTAGATATGTTAGTAATTAATGATAAGGTGATATGTAAATGAATTATTTTGATGTATTAGAAAATAAAAGAAAGCATGTCTTTAAATATACTGATAGAATACCAGATAAAGAGATTATAGAGGATTGTTTGTATAAGGCATGGAAAACAACACCATCTAAAAATCAGGCAATGCCCTATAAAGTTTATGTATGGGGTCCTGATCATAAAGAAGAAAAGGCAAAGATACATAAACTTGTACATAGAAGACACCATGAAGTTGAATTACAAGCTGTGAAAGATGGCAAACAAAAATCAACACAACAAGGTATAGAAAATCCTTATTACGAGCATGTAAAATATAATCCATATCTATTTACTATTCATATGCGAAATTCAAAACCCAATAAGTTTTATCAGAGTCAAATTAAAAAAGGTCATTGGTTTGATCAAGGTGATCCGACAAGAATAAGTTTAAACATAGACATAACTGCTGTTGAGGTAGGATTGTTTGCACAAAATTTAACATACTATCTTTTAGAAAAAGGATTAGATATATCTTATAATTCTACATTTACCAGAGATATTCGTAGATGGAATAAGATGGAATTAAATACCGAACACAAGCCTGTCACAATGATCAGTTGTGGCTATGCAAAAACGTATAGGTATGAAGTTTTAAAAAAAGAAGGTAAGCTTGATTGGGATAAAAAACCTGAACTAGAGGATATAATACAATGGCAATAGATACTGAAGATGATATAAAACATATGTTCTATGATTGGGATGGTGAAAGAAAAACCATGCTTGACATACAAAAATGTCAAAGAAATTGGGACCATGACAAATGGTTTGAAATTGAAGAAGAATTAAGAACTCAAATGATTAATGAATTATTATGGGTGGCCACAAATGCACCATCAAAACAACATGAAGGATATTATGATGTTTACTATACGGCAGATAGAAAAGTAATTGAAGAAATATCAAGGTATACTTGGGGATATACACATAGTAGAAATCCTCCTGCTACATGGAGAAACTCACAAGCAAATGCTAGTTTATATATTTTATTTGTTGCAAAAGAACCTAATAGTCAGCTGAATTGCAATGCTGACGGAACTTTAAAACCTAACACAGATCCAAATAGATGGCAAAATGCTTATTGTAGTATAGGTATTGCAATTGGTTTAACAATGAGAGCAGCTGCTAAAATGGGTTTTGATACAGGATGTAATAAAAGTCATAATGATTTAAATGGTGATGATTACTGGCCAAAAAAGTTAGGTATCATGGAAGAAGTTGCAAACGGCACAAAAGAAATATGTTATGGTTTAGGTGTGGGTTATGGTAAAGAGGGTGTTGAAAGATATATTTCAGATGAAACTGAAATTATGATTGGTGCTGGTAATGGTAGTAAGATTACATTAACAGGCCAAGAAAGACATCCTAGAACTGATAAGAGAATGAGAAAGGCTAAGATTGTTAGTTTAACAGAATATGGTGGTAAAAAAGTACAAGACCCTTATGGTAATTGGCATGACATTCCTAAAAAAGCAGAATTTAAAATTAACTCATTTAGAGATAGAGAGATAAAGATTATAAAAATATGAGTAATACATTTAAATTATTAGAAGATAGACACCACGTTGTTCATTATAAAGAAGAAGTGCCGCCAAAAGAAGTAGTTGATAAGGCATTGTGGGAAGCTTGGAAAACATCTCCGTCAAAAAATAATGCTATGCCTTGGAAAGTTTTTGTTATGGGGCCCGAACATAAAGAAGAAAAAATTAAAGTTTGGTATATGGTTAGAGGCAATCACGTTGATAGAGAAATATTAGCTGTAAAAGAAGGTGAAGCAACTAAAACAGAAGGTGGTTGGGAAGGACAACCTAAT